CACTGCACTGGACAGTCTTGTGTAGGCAGGAGTAATCATAGGTACGACATCGGTCGTAAGTACTGTAGCAGCTCCATCATTGCTCTGCGACAGACAGTAACGATGATCGACACCGTACCTAGTAACCTGCCTAGACAGTCCAAGAGCTGCAGCCTTGTGATCGGCATGAATGTCGTGCTGACTGGTAGTCATGATCAGAGCACCAGGCATCAGGTGAACAAGGAGTCCGAACACCTCTTCGGCTTCGTCAGCTGTAAGCGTACCATCGTTAACAAAGCCAAGAGATACAGGTGCTTCACCAATCAAAGCCTGGTCAGCAGCAGTCTGCTCCAGCCAGCGTGCAGTGGCAGTTTGTGCCTTGGTCAGTCCAAGCTTCGGACCAACTCCTGTAGCGTTACCGTTAGTCAGTCCGACTACATGGCAAGGCCTGCCAGCATCCAGAAGCAACGTGAGAAGAGGTCCTCCTGCCAAGACCTCGTCATCCTGATGAGGCGTAACAAACACAGCAGGAGAAGTATCAGCACTAGCAAACCCAGTGCGATCAAGCCAAGCTACTCCTGCTCCCGAAATGCCAAGGGCAGCAGCAGCTCTGAGCACAGTACGACGGCGGGGATCCATTTCAGCTCCAAGGACGGTGGGGTATGAATAAGAAGTTCCTAGTCGATCTCGCAGAGCGAGTAGGATGGACAGCAGCTGAGGCTGCTATCTCCGTTGCTATCGTTGCGATGACACCTCTACAAGACTGGTGGGTAGCTCCTCTCACTGCTGGACTCTCACTAGTCAAGGGCTGGATCGCCAAGCACGTTGGAGATCCATCCTCTGCTGCTCTCTTGTCGAAGGGAGGTAAGAGCTGATGGCTGGTCGTGGCAAGCAGTCGAAGGTGGCTGGTAAGGTCTCCAAGGCACCTCGTCCTGGCAAGATGTCCCCTGGCGGACACTCTGGTAACGCTAACTGCTAGTCCCTGAACGTCAGGCCTGTCTCTACGGTATCTCTCCGCCGTCCCTTTAGAGACAGGCCTGACTTCTACCTCCATCCCCTAGCGAGGATGTCCACTCTGTACTCCTTGTTACAGAGGTAGTAGAGCAGATGACGTTGCGCATCGCGGGCATGCCGCTTTGCATACCCAGGGAACCACAGGCCTAGGCTCTTAATGTGCGTATCTTTAACGAAGCCTTTGGCCATTGACGAGGTTTGCATGACTAGATTAAAGCCACGCCGTTCACAGATAGTACTGACCGTACCTATGTACTCAGATGCCATGTTATCGACTTTTGGTCGCAGGGGATCGTTTCGGTGCTGAAAGCTTTCGCAGATGACTGTGTATTCAGACACACACTGGTTCTCTATCAGGAGTTCGAGGTCAGCATGATGTCTACCAGTGAGCTGTCCTGAGGCCCACTTCTCGTTGTAGTACTCATGCTTACCAGGGTAACAGAACATTCGCTCTGCTGTGTATGTTGCCCAACCAGTTGTTCCGCCAGGATCGATGGCAAGCAGTCTATACATCTTTCTCCCTCTTGTGAAGATAGATCATTCCATCAGCTATTCCGAGTATAGCTGCTTGCATGTGATCGTCGTTGTTGCATACAGAGAATCCGTTGATCACCATCCATGCTGGGCGTACATCGTCTCGACAAACTAGATGACAGAAGTAACAGAACATGTCCATAACCCTTCGCCCTGTGGTGTTTTGTACTACTACAAGCAGTTAGACTTGAGTTAGACACTCATGATCCTTTAGCTATATAAGAGGGTTTAAGCTGATGATAAAGCTAGTTAGACTCAAGTTAGACTGGTCTAACAACAAGTCTAACTAGACTCACTCAAGTCTTCGAGCTCAGCTTGTAACTCTGCGATTCGTGCCTCGAGCCTAGCTTTCTTACGTCCATTGCTCACTTGTCCCTTGATGCGGATGCCAATGTTGTCTGGGCTTAGATTCTTTCGGTTACCATCGACAAAGTATGCCGATTCGTTGTCATGTAGGGATCGTTCGAGGTTCCTCTCCGCAATGAGATGGTGTGTGAATCTCCATTTGCCGTCCTTCCTGGTATAGTGATACCCGTTAGCAGATACGTTGGTATCTCCATCCTTACTCGTCCGTCCCCTGGGCATCCTTAAGCTCCGTAATCTTTCGCTTATAGATGACATTCCACTCGACCCTGTAACGTTGTCTCAGTTCTGTATCTGCTTGTCTTCGTGCCTTACTGAGTAGGTCGTTCTTTTCCCTGTACTCTTTGTTGTTAGCACGATACTCTCTCATGTACTCCGCGCCACCGCTCATTCCGATGTCACCGTAACCCAGGTAACACCCAGTTCTCCGAGCGCGATATCTAGGTTGTCAATCATCCACTCTCGATGAGTTCCACGCATTCTTCCCTGGACGAGGTTGTTGAATGTAATGACGCTAGACAGAAGTCCTACCTGGAGTGGACGTTGTCTCCTAATTAGTCCTAGGACTCGCTTGCGTTCCTGTTCGTTTATAACGACTATGCCACGATGGAGAGGATCATGCAGATACCACTCGATAGCACTTTTAGTCTTTCCACTAGTACGAGGCAACTCTGTAAAGAGCATCACACCAAATCCTTCCATGTTTTGTATCGTTCGATATGAGTTATAGTCATATAGGACACACCAAACTCCTTAGCCAATGCAGCTTTAGTTGTAGAGCTTAGTCTGTGTCGAATTTCTCTTACTTGATCTGCATTGAGTTTTCTGTGAGCACGTGCGTTGTTCTCTGTACTGGTTACAATCTCGATGTGTTCAAGATTGATACAGAGGATATTTTTACATGTATGATCAGGTTCATACCCCTTTGCAATTGGTCCGTTGGCTTGCTCCCAGAGAAAACGAACAGCGGAAGTCACTCCTCCTTGCGATTTAGGCCGCTTCGCTCGCGGATAGCCATCATTACCGAAGCTGTACTCCGGATATGTAGCATTGATGCAGGAAGTCATCTAGACGGCACCCCAACTTGAACCGATCTTGTAGTCAGTTGCGAACCTCACGTAGTCGCCTACGATAGATCGAGCGGACTCTACCATCTCATGATCCATCAGTGCAGCTACCTCCTCGGCACGATTGGCTGGACACTCTGCCAGGATAGAGTCGTGAACGATATTCCTAACCCATCCGATCCCCTTTAGTTGTGGACGGATCTTTGTGAAGGCTTGAAGGCACATGTCAGAGGCAGTACTCTGAGGTAGGAACGCCAACGCCTCGTTCATTACCTCTTTGACATTCTCCTGTGTGATGAGCATGAACCTGCGGTGTCTGCCAAACGGAGTAACCAGATCGTTTCCGCCGAGAACACGTTTCTTGGTCTTCTCTCGGAACTCTACGATCTCCGGAATAACGTTGAAGAACGCATTCATACCAGCTTGCGCAGCACTCTCTGGAATACCGAACTCTAGTGCGATCGAGTACGCCGTACGACCGTAGGAGACTCCATACACATAGGCCTTAACCCTGATACGGAGTTCCTTCCACTTAGCTGGTCCGAGCTCTGCCTTGTTAGCCTGCGGATACAGGATGGGTGTTAGTTCCTCGAAGAGGTCTCGGTCTCCGGCATTGAAGATGTCTCGGAAGTAAGTGTCACCCGCAAGATAGGAGAGGACGCGAAGCTCTGCTTGAGAATAGTCACTTTGTACGAAGACATTGCCATCCTTGGCAGGAACATAGAGGCGGCGGATGCTAGACTCTCGAGGCACGTTTTGCAGATTAGGATTACGGCATGACAGTCTTCCAGTGGTCGTTCCATGAAGGAGGAAGGTAGGGTAAAGTCTACCACGATAGAGTCGCTTCCGTGCCCCTTTGACATACGTGCCGTAGAGTTTCGATTCTCGTCGATGACGCAACAAGGATCGGAGGAACTCTGCTGGTTCACTTTCGGGTCGCTGGCGTTCAAGGAGTCCCTCCAAGGCTTCTTGGTCTGTGGTTGGTCGCATCTCACCTGTCTGCAGGGAACGCTTCAGTGGCAGGCGAAGATGGTATGTATCCTGGATAGCCGCTGCTACTTGCTTAGGCGATCGAGGATTGATAGTCGTTCCTAGTACGCTGTCGATATCCTTCTCGATGCCTTCTAGCACATCTAGGTATTGGGTGGTGAGAGTGTCCAGGTACTCACGGTCCACCGCAATTCCGTTGAGTTCCACGAACATGAGTTGATTGGATGCTGCCACCAGAAAGTCGTGGACTCGCCTGAGCTCTGGCTTACGGCCAAAGCGCTCTCCATACAGTTCAAACAAGTCCCAAGTGCAAGCGACATCGTACGCGTTGTACTTGTGTAGGATATCTGGCGGGATATGACTGTAATTGCGACCCTTTCCGATGTATCGCTGAATTTCCAGGTCATACTGAGGTGCTCCTAGGTACTCAACTGCCTGGTGCTTCAGCCCATGAATCCTTGGCCTCTCATCGAAGACGTATGAAGCCAACATGGTATCGAAGTAGAGTTCTACGCCACCGAGATGTGGGTAGAGTCCTGCGAGGTCGAACTTTCCGTTTTGGCAGATAACTTTCTTGCTACGGAGAAGTCTTCCCAGTCCATCGTAAACGTCGGGCTGAAGTGCACTACGAGCGAGTACGAGTGCCCTGGAACGCTGGTAGCCGATTCCAATGCACAACATATCGTACTGATTTGGGTGGTCGAAAGCGGTGTCTTTCTCAATACCCGCTTCGATATCGATAACAATGTGCTCAGCTCGTTCCTGAAGGGTCTCGAAAGCAGCTCTGGCTCCCATCGGATCGTGAATGACTCTGAATCGAGGTGGAGTCCATACGACATTTGTCAGTCCTATCTTGCCGAAGTCCGTGACGAGATGAGGAAACATATCAGCCTGACGAAGGCACGCTGCAGGATGGACTGTTGCGATGACACGAACGTCAGGGTCATAACGCGCTGGTCTCCCCAGTCCAACTCTGAGCTTTGTGACGCCAGTGACACCAAGGAGTGCTTTCGCTGCATTGTTACCGAGAGTGACGACAGTCTTTGCCCCGGCAGACCTAAGCTCATGTTCCAGTCTCGGACGACAGGCCTCAATCGCCGTAGCAGGGGGAGTCGCATTGTCTGGCGGACGACAAAGGCAAGCGTTCGATAGAAATACCTCTCGACGGTTGATCCGATGGTGTCTGAGAACTGTACCAAGAAGCTTTCCGCTAGGTCCGACGAAAGGCTTTCCGACACGCGCTTCTTGTAGACCTGGTGCCTCGCCGACAATTGCTAGCTCCACCTTCTCTGGTCCATCTGATGGAACGAATACTCCTCCCCTTCCTTGGAGAGGGCACGACTCGCAGTTCGCGAGAGGATGCTTTCTCACAGCCAGCTTCGCATCTCGTTGATGTTACGAGTCAACAACTGAGATACCTCTCGGTTGTATATAGCATCCCAGAAGTACGCAGGCCTGTCGATAGGAATTCCTGTTTCCAAGATATAGCGTCCCGCAAAAGCATAATTGAACGGGAGCGACGTATCCATCCCTCTGACAAACGGACAGTTCTTTGCTACCTGTCGTAGCTCATCCACGAACAGTGAGCTTCCGCCTAGGAAATGAATCTTGAGCTTGCCACGAAGCTTGTGCTCGAGATACTCGGCTACAGTGATCCTAGCCACTCGAGAGGTCCAACGAACATTCATGCTTCGTGGAAGGTATAGAGTATCGATCCAGGGTTCATGATCTTCCATCATAAGATCGATCTGGCGTTCGATCTCATCCAGATTGCCCCCCTGAAGAACAATTCCGAACGAGAGAGATGGAGTAACAGGGAACTTGTCGATCCACCTGATTACACTCCCGATGAATCTCTTAGACCTGTTAACCGTCTCTAGCATGTTACCCATTGAGTCAGGCAGGACGATCTCGTCAGGAGCGTACTTGCTTACAAGGCTAATCAGTTCCTCATCTGAGATATACACCCCCTCAGCGGCCCCATTGTCCATGATAACGAACTGATCACCGGCATGACAGTACTCTCCGTACTGCTTTGCGTAGCCAGGATTGGAAAGGAACTGTGGGAGCATTAGCTGGTAGTTCGTGTAGGAGGTGAAGTGCAGATACGTGTGAGGGGCGATCAGAGCCAGCTCAGTCATTGAACGAACTCCTAAAGCTAGACACGCCAATGTTGATCTGGGCCTCTGTCACTTCGTCAAGCTCACCTGCCAGCATCATCATGAGCATACGGATCTTGATATACTGGTAGCGCAGGTAGTTGGCAGCATCGGCCAACTCCTCGTTGAGCATGGTAAAGATGTCATTACCCATGAAGGTAAGAACACCATATACCTTCTGTCCTTTTTCGTGCCGAGTAACACAGAGCTGGTCGAATTCTGCTGAGAGTCCGTTAACAATCTCGTTGACGTCAGCCATTGCCAAATCTCCGCTCATTCTCTGCACGCTTCATCTTGTAGGCCTGTGCTAGGTTAACACCCATAGCACCTGCCATATCAGCTACGTATATCAGAACATCGACCAGTTCCATGGCAGCAGCATTACGAGTCGATGCATCACGCCATGAAGCCGTTCCACGTTCGACCTTCTTGACGATATTGGCCAGCTCTCCTGCCTCACCGCAGATACACAGTGAGAGGAAAGCAAGGCTGCCGGCGGTGTCAGGAAACCACCTCTTGCTGTCCTCGTTGCATGTTCTAACGAGCTCGCTGAGCATCATGTCCGATGCTTGCGAGGAATTCTGCTTTGGCAGTTCGTGCGTGGTCATTAAAGACTCCCCTCATTGCACTGGTGGTTGTGATGACGCCTGGCTGACGAGTCCCTCTCATCGCCATGCATAAGTGCTCGGCCTTCATCATTACTGCGACGCCTCTGGGTTGAAGCTTTTCTTCCAGGTAGTCCGCAATAGACTTGGTCAGTTCTTCTTGAACCCAGAAGCCCTTGCTGATACCTTTTACAACACGATCGAACTTGCTGAGACCTGCGATCAGATCGCACGGAACGTATCCGATGTAAGCGTGACCAAAGAACGGCACAACATGATGTGCACACAGTGTATAGAACGGAATAGGAGCCACGATGACCATCTCATCGATCTGGCTTGTGTTCTCGAACACTGTGAAGCGCTCTTTGTAGTCAGTAGGCGTTGTCATCTCTGTGAGCATATGTACGAACCGTTCAGGAGTTCGCGCCCTGTGGTTCTCTGGAGTCGTACTCCAGGTTGGCATGGACTTCAAAAGCTCCAGTGCCAATCCAGTCAGAGTGACTTTAGACAAGTCTACCACTAGATTCCCCTCTGCGTACGATCCCAGATGTAGTTGTGTTGCTGAACGTTTAGCTTCCAGGGAAGCTTTGATTCTTGCATCCATTCTACCAGAGTCTTGTTCTCTAGCTTTCCCCAGACAATACCTGCATATACATCGATCTCGATGCCTTTGGTAAGCATCTCTTCCCAGGTAAGACGTGCTGAGAGAAAGTCGTTTCTATCTGTTATGGTAAACTTTATCGCATTACCATATATGTCTGACAGACTATGGAGATTCTCCCAGCGCATCGCTTCATACCTGGTCATATCTTCGCCAGAGCCTGGAAGCTTCCAGTCCATTACGAAGTACAGCTCGTCGACTGCCCAGGTTGGAAACTCGAGAGTTCCGTTGGTAAACACTTCTTGGACTGCTCCGAGATCTTGTGCTACCTCCTGTACTAGCTTGTAGAAGGATCTGTTGTCCTGCAGGAAAGGCTCACCTCCAGTGTAACAAACATTGGTTCCAGCGAAACCTTTGTTGGCAATATCATGTACCACATCGATCTCTGCTGTGTTAGTCCACTCATGGCGATACTTCGCTGGGTCAATGGCGTGAGGGGTGTCGCAAGGCCATCCAGGGCATTTGAGATTGCATCCTGCAAATCTGACAAATACTGTTGGACCGCCGACTCGAGGTCCTTCTCCTTGGACACTTCTGTACACCTCACTCATTCGCAGTGTCACAATGTCACCAACGCAGGGTAGCGAGCCATTGAGGTGGGGGTCTCCCAGACCTCGACGTACTGAAGTTGTACTTCGAAGGAAATCCTCAGAATGTCAAAGCACCACTTAGCAAGATTCTCTGCAGTAGGAATGAAGTCGGTAGCGATGATCTTCCAGTGTTGACCACTATAAGTAAGTGCCTCGAATAGCACCTGATCCTTTTGATAGACCATGAAGCCATGATCCAGGGAGTCATGAATCTCCCGCATCATGACATCTTTCACACACCCGAAGTCTTGAACCATTCCTTCACTAGAGCTACCGGAATCGGAGTCGAGCTCTCCCTCAAGATAAGCTCGAACACGGTAACGGTGTCCATGGGGGTTTCTACATTTCGAGGCGTGATTTGGAACTCGGTGACCTGCATCGAATTCGATCTCCCTGCTGATCTGGAAGAGACTCACTTGGAGGCCTCCGCAACTGCGTGCTTCCAGAAGTTCTTGTCAGCATACTCGGTAGTGTCAGGGTTGTTCTCGTAGTCGGTGTAGTTTTCACGAAGTCGTGTCCAGGCCTCGTCGATAGCTTCCAGACGCTCGACACAGGTACCACAGCGTCCGCAGTGAACATCTCCGCCCTTATAACACGACCAGGTCTGGGAGAAGTCTACACCTGTCTGGATTCCCATGTAGGCAATGTCTGCCTTGGTCATCTTGATGAAGGGAGCCATAATGGGTGAGGGGGCGAGATTCCCGAAGCCCACGTTGCCCTGCCACAGAGCGAGCGAAGCGATATCGATGAATGCCGAACGACAGTCAGGATAGATGAAGTGGTCTCCTGCATGCACACCAGTAGCAACGTAACGTGCTCCTCTAGCAACAGCAACTGCACCAGCGATGGATAGCATCATCATGTTACGGTTGGGAACGACTGTCTGCTTCATGTTGTCCTGTGCGTAGTGACCCTCTGGAACGTCTGCTTCACTGACCAAGGAACTTTCCGATTCGGCAAGCAGGTCAGTGATCCCGGAGCTCCACAGGTCGATGATGTCATGACGGAGACCAAGTCGCTCGGCCTGTTCCTTAGCGAAGTCAAGTTCCTTCTTGTGTCGCTGACCGTAGTTGAAGGACAGCATGTCGACCTCGTAGTAGTTACCCAGAAGCTTGTGCACCATGACAGAGCTGTCCATGCCACCAGACACGATTGCGATGATGTCTACCACTGTCACTCCTAGACTGTTGTAGGATAAAGCTGTTCGGTTCGTCCGGCTTTCTGTCGAACGATCTTGCCACGCTGTTCTAGTGTATCGAACAGCTGTGTTGCATCTCTGGCACCCAGGTGGAAGTGTTGCATGATAGTGGAACGAGACACTCCTGGGTCACGCTTGATCTTATTGGCGATGTTATCAAGCAGTCTCTCGTTACCATTCTTACCTACGTTAGCCATAACATCTTTGGCGTAGCCGATCCATTGTTCGCCGTAGAGCATGGCACGTAACAAGTCTTTCTCTTCTACAATGACCTTGTAGCCACGCTGTCTGGAAGCTGACAGTAGCACTGCTGCCTTTAGGATGGACTTGGCAAGACGGTCATACGTAGGAGTCATCATGTCTGGAGCTGAGGACTTCAGACCATTCTCTACCATCAGTGATTCCATTGCGTTGTATCTAACCCAGGCATCGTCAGTCAGTTCAGCCTCGAACTTCAGTGGCACTTCCAGCTTGGCTGTTTGTCCATTAGGAAGTGTAATGTCTGAGTAGGTAGTACCTGTGTAATGATCCTTGAGTTCTTGCAGCTCAGCCCTTATAACATCACGTTCACTACGAATAGCGATGGTAGGCGGACCGATAGGCTTTAGCTTGGTAGGATCAGACTCCGCAGTGATGAATACAAACCTTGGCATGAAGCCTGAACTCACCTGTTCATACGTCAGCAGGCTCAGTACCTTAGTCTTGATTCCACCTGCGAAGAAGATCAGGATGGGATCTCTGACCTCGATGATCTCCTTACGCAAGATTCGTTTCTGCATCTTACCATCGTACAGCTTGGTAAGAATCTCAGGCATTCCCGCGTAGTAGTCTTTCTTGGTCATTGCCTCGATAAGGCCTGAGACCTCATCTCGAAGGAACACACTAGGCCTATTGGGACGGGTACCCAGTGCTGTCATCAAACCTTCGATAGAGCCGTCTGTCGCGAGTAGGATATCCGATTCCACTTCCGTAGTCAGATCCATGCTCAGGTCCATCGCTGTTGACTTCCGTGTCAACGTCGTATCCGCCAAGATCATAAACCAGAGATTGGGTACGACTGTCCCAAACGATGTTGGTAACTTTACAGCGCCTGCAAGTAGAGCGGACAGGGCAACGAAAGCTCCAGCCTGGTGATACTGTGGCGCAGCATCTCCCAATGATCTTGCCCAACGTTGATACCTTTCGATGAAGGTCTCTTCATAGTTCTGTGCTGTAGTTCTTTCCTCTTCAGACAGAAGTTCGATCGGCCTGTCTACATCAGGTCCGCCTGTCAGAAGTCTTGTATTGCGATCGTTCTTCTCGGCTGCTCTACAGACATCCTTCCAGAGCATATAACACTTTGCCTCTTGTGCTATGACAAAGACTTCTTCTCTGGTGTAACTAGCCTCGAACAATAGCATCTCGAGATTCCAGAGAACCTTGCTCCAGTCACCTATAGGCTCTTCTGTAAAGAGCCTCCAGATGCTTGGATTGATCCTGAGTCGCTTTGCCTGAAGAAGCTCTTCCGGAACTAGACCTTGAATAGCTTCCGGTGGAGGTAGAGGAATGTTTACAAACCTGAAACTGTCAATCGCAGGGTAGTCATCGAAGTCTTTGAGCCTATACAGATCACGTCCTATTCGTAGGATCTTTACAGTGGGTGTGTCTAGGCCTAACTTGTACTTGAAGTTCTTCGTCCCTGGTACACGTAGAAGCTGTGACAGATCCCAACCGCTCTTGTCAGCACCTTCCTCTGCGTGAAAGTAAGCAATCCGTCTGCTTACCTCTTCCGCATCGTCAGGGTCTACGTGACTATCAAATCTCCACAGGGCTTGGAATCTACCGGGTGAAGACTCAATGACGATTGTGGGTCTTACTATCATTGACTCAGGCGGACAGGCATCGAGATCTGCCCACGCACATGTAGTAGTTGAGACTGTAGCTCTGTTTCGCTTTCTGGTTGTCAGTAGTTGTGGACAGAAGTAGACATTGTGTGAGCGTTTGCGATCCTCGATTGCCTCGCACATCGAGTTGAATTCGGAAGGCCAGCGAAAGTAAAGCTCATCGAAGTTTCGCTGCTGATCGAGGAAGGCAATGCACACGAACCCTTCTTCCTGACCAAAGGTGGCAAGGAAGAATCTTTCAAGTACCTCTTGCTCCATGCAATCTACCTTCCTGAAA